GGTCATCACAGAAGACGATCCAGCGAGCGAGTCGCGCACTGCGGAAAACAGATTCCAAAAACTGTGCGACAATCGTGGACTTTTCTGACAAGTTCCACCCCATCGGAGCGTATCACGCGAAAAAGCGCATGGCATGCTACCGGGAGCTAGGTTGTGTCTTCATCCAATGAGTGCATCAATTACAACGACAACAAACGAAACAGCCACGCCCACAGAGAACGTGGTTTATCTGATCGGCGAACTTCGAGGTATCAGCCGTCAAACAGAAACCAAAACAGGTGCGCTTATGGTGCGCCGCGTTATATCCGTCGCTCGCCATTGGACGGATGCGGATGGCCGATTCCACGAAGACTTCGATGAGTTCGAACTGTCCTCATGGGGGCAAGTGGCTGAGAAGATTATGGAAGTCGCCAATGGCGCGCTGGTGCGTGTCAAAGGCCGTGTGAAGGTTGAGAAGTGGTCGGACGGTGGTGACACGAAATCAGCCGTTCGAATCGCTGCCGAACAAATAACGGTTCTGTGCTACTAAAATGAGTAAATCAAACAAACCCATCGTTGCCGTTGACCCTGGTGTCGGCGGCGGATTCGCAGTCAACACACCGGACGGAATCGTCCTGTTAAAGATGCCGGAATCACTGCCGGACATCTGCGCGCTGATCAATCAGCTAAAGGTGGCCAACTCAGAGTTATGGATCGAGGAGCTTCCGAACTTTGTGTCCCCCATGACGAAAAGCTCGTCGATGGCCGTGCTTCACAGAAACCTTGGTCGGGTTGAAGCTGCTGCATACGCATACGGATACGCTCTTCACAGAGCAGCTCCAAAAGCGTGGCAGGCTCCGTTAGGACTCGGCGGGAAAGCATCGTGCAAGGATTATTCCGATTGGAAGCGCAAGCTCAAGGCGAAGGCCCAGGAATTGTATCCGCACCTAGATGTCACGCTTAAGAACTGCGACGCTTTGCTGATCCTGCACTATGCAATGGGAGGCGGCAGATGATCCGCAGATCCAATCGCCCTCCAACGGAGAGCGAGATAAAGCAAATGCTCATCGCCGCTTTCTGCATGGGCATGATCATCACGTCCGCGTACTTCATCCTATTTATCCTCAAATGAGCGAGAATGACCTGAAACCTCTCGCAGAGGAGACGGACGTTGAGACGCTTCGAGCAGCCATCGCAGAGTACCAATGGTTGGCCAAGACCTTATTCAAATCTTTAGGGTGCGGATGCTACGGAGGACATGACCTCTGCTACAACTGCACCCAAGCTGAGAGACACTACAAACACACAACCGAGACATACAAATAATGAGCGCAATTAAACAACAGACAATCCGAGTGGCAGACGCAGATGAATCCACGCCAAGAATAGACTTCGCCTACATCGACAAGAAGTACAAGGAATGGCTGGTTCGCCGTGGATTTTCCAATGAACTTGGAAACGAACTTGGAATGCGACGGCCAAACGGACGACGTGGCAAACGAATTGACCCTGATGAAATCTGAAATTACGCGAGAACAACTATTGAAGGAAGCGCCTCGGCTGATCGAGTATGCCATTCTTCGCGGCTGGATGACTAAGCCCAAACCAAAATCTGATGACGCTTGGCATTGCAGCGGATCAGGACATCTCGACGACGCTTCAGACGATGAAATACAGGAACTCCGCAAAAAGCTCGGTGGAGGTTGAACTCCTCTCCGACGACGTAGAAATACGGATCGGAGAAACCAAGTGGGCAGGCGTGGCCTACATGCGAGAAGGCAAGAGCAAGGTCTACGTTCGAACCAAAGCCGAATTCAAGGCTAAGTTCGTTCTGGTCGATGCGAAGCCCTAACCTATACATCGCCGCACAAGAGCAGCTCTTTGCGAAGTTTCAGTCACGCTCCATCGCCATCCAGCATTGGAGCAAATATCTGATGACTCCCAAAGAGCTTGCTCTCCTTTTTCAGAAATTAGAGAAATCAAATTCTGTTCTTCGTGAGATAGCCAAGACTGATCTTGGCCAAAGCGGAGAGTTAGCGAGAAAACAACTTGGAATCGAATGAATCAATCAAAGATCGACCGTGCGCGTGCGTGGCTTAGAAACACGCCAGGAGCCGTCGCAGGTCAGGGCGGTCATAACGCGACCTTCGCCGTCGCAACCGCGCTCATACACGGTTTTGAGCTTAATGCGGGGGATGCGGAGACACTCCTGCACGAGTACAACTCGAAATGCCTCCCACCATGGAAGCCGAACGAATTGGCGCACAAGCTCGATCAGGCATCCAAGGTTCCGCACGACAAGCCGCGTGGCTGGCTTCTCGAATCGAATTCCGGCATGGTGCAGGGCGGAACTCCAGTATCACCCACCGGAAAGTTCGTGGTGCGAAAGATCCAAGCAATTCCGCAATCGGACTTTCGATTTTCAACCATAGATTTCTTAAAAGCCTGCTTTGAACCAGATGAAGTTGTCTGCATCTGCAACGACATCGTAAGCGACGAAGAAGGTCGGACTCGGCCAAACTCCAAGGGTACATTCCTCAAGCGCGACGAATGGATTAAGAACCATTTCACGCCGCCCATCAGCGCCATGTGGAACGGTCCTGACAGCCGTGGCGCGTATGTCCGAGTGAATCCGTGTCTGGACGAAACCGGATCGGATTCCGGCGTGTCAGCATTCCGCCATGTGCTGGTCGAGATGGACGAGAAGACGAAGGATGAGCAATGGACGATCCTGAAGGATTCGAAGCTGCCGCTATCGGTCGTCATCGATTCCGGCGGCAAGAGTCTGCATGGATGGGTGCGCGTTGAGGCGGCGAACAAGGATGAATGGGGCGAGCGTCGCGACGTTGTTTATCGTCATCTGGAAGCCCTCGGCATCGATCCGAAGAACAAGAACGCGAGTAGATTCAGCCGGTTGGCCGGTGTGATGCGCGATGGCAATGAGCAGAAGCTGTTGGCCATCAATGTGGGTGTCGTGAACTGGGATGCGTTCACGGACTATCTGGAGTCGCAGGACATGCCTCAGGAGTTCTCGCTCGATAGCATCATCGAGTACGACCCGAAGAATGATCCTGACAATCTGATCGGCGACAGGTGGTTGCGTCGCGGATCATCGCTTCTCTTCGTAGGCCAAAGTGGTTGCGGCAAAAGCTCGATGGCCGCGTATCAGGGGATGAAGTGGGCGTCCGGTGAAGCGTGGTTTGGCGTAAAGCCAGTCCGGGCGTTAAAAGTGGCTTACATCCAGGCGGAAAACGACATCGCCGATCAGCATGACGCACTCAAGGGGGCGGCTCAGATGACGTTTGGAAAGGAGAACTGGGAGCGAGGATTGCGGAGCGTTGACATGCTCTTCTTCCGCGAAACGGTTCGAACCGGAACAGACTTCGCCACGATGCTCCGTCGTCTCGTTCGCAAGACCAAGGCGGACTTGGTTTACATCGATCCACTGCTCTCCTACATGGGTGGCAATCCTGCGGACATCGAGGTCTGCGCGAACTTCACGCGGCATCTGCTCCAGCCGATTATGATGGAGACAGGTGTTGTCCTGGTACTCGTCCATCACTTCCCCAAGCCGAAGGGCAAGGACGACAAGCCTGAGAGCGTGGCAGATTTGGCCTACTCAGGATTCGGATCGTCGGATCTGACGAACTGGGCGAGAGAGGTGATTGTGATGAAGGAGGTTGGCTTCAACAATCCGCGCAAGTTCATGCTCGGCATGGCGAAACGAGCTGACCGTTCCGGCATGACTGACAAGGAAGGAAAAGTCACCGGATCGATTATGATCCAGCGTGGTACGGGCGGCGACATCTCATGGAACTACGCGGAGCCTGAGAAGTTTGTCGTGGATAAGGAGTCGGTTAGTAGGAAACCGTACTCCAAAGGACGATATCCTAAGCGTTAGCCTTCTCACGCTCGGCACGGCGACGACCTTTCGCGGCTAGAGACTGGAACCGCTCACGCCCCAGCTTTTTACGCCCGATTGCGGCGGCCAAAGCCTTCGGTTCTCTCACACCCTTCTTCTCAAGACTGCCGATTAGCTTCTCGTAACGACCGCCACCGCCAAGTCGCATCTTGTCCATATCAGTTAGAGTTAATGTTTACCGACGAAATCACCATGCTTTGCATGACCAGAATCGCGCCGACAGCTTGCTTCCAGGGTTGTCGCAATTCATCCGCGCGCGGAAGCTCTTCCGGTTCGCTGGTATGTGCTTCTTGATGGTCATATTCGGATCGCCGTACCTGACCAAAGCCACTTTGCCGTCTTCCTTTGCCAGCACAGCGGACTTCTTGGACTTCCCCGGCGTGGATTTCGGCTTGTTGTAGCCAGAGAATCGCTCACCGCGATAGGTGATACCTTTCTTGGAGAGGGAGGTTTTCATTAGAATCGACGCTCAGCGGCTGAAGGAATTTTGGGACGTTCAGCATCCCTACGCTCTTCTTCCCGCATAAGCAAACGCTCACCTTCAAGCGTAATAAGTTTCGGCCAACGCCTATTGAAGGTATCCATCTGATCTTTGGTAATCTGATCAAGCGGCCTAGACGCCACATCTCGAAACTCTTTGGTAAGAAGAGCTTTTCCAACGGCTGATCTTGCAGAGTCAGCCACAACAGTTGAAAGTAAAAATCGCCCCGGAAACTTAACCCCAGCAGCAGCGGCAGCAGTTGCGAAAGCAGCAGATGTGAGCGCAGGTAAAATCTTGCTGTTAAGAAGGCTCTCTTTTTCAACAACAACCGAAAGTTGATCTGCGATCTTGTTCAACCTCTGAACCCCTTCTTTTCCAAATGCTTGTTGGATCAAAGGATTGTACTTGTCTGAAATGAGACTTCTCATCGTTTCGATGTTAATCTCTTTTTTGCCCGGCTTAAAAGACTCTTCAATAATCTTTCCAACTATAAAGTTTTGAACGTCTCCAAGAAGGTCTGGCCTATTTGACCTTATCACCTTCATAAATTCATCAGCAACAAAACCTGTTCCAAGCTTACCCTTGGGTGTTGTCAAGAAATCGACAATATTTTTAGGTGTCGCTGGGCCATAAAGATCGCCTGTTTCAATCGAGTTTTTTACCAACTTTTGAAAATCAGTTAATTCTTTTGCCATTTCTTGAACGTAGATATTAAGATCTTTAGTCAAGTTTGCCGCATTAGGATTCGACAAAATTGCCTTAAGCTTTTCTTCGTCCAAATTTACAATTTTTTCACCTCTTACAGCGCTTTTCAGGTCGGAAAGAGTCTTAATCATTTCATTCGTTTCGGGGTCAAAGACTAGTTTTGACGTTCTAAGCTTTTCAATTTCAGATCTAACTTCGGTTAGTCTTTTCTCGTTTTCTCGATAAAGAACGGCAGCTTCTGTTTGCCCTTCATCAATTTTTGACAACAAATCTTCAGACTTTGTAACCAGATCATTTTTCTTTGAAATCAAATTTGCTTCTTGATCTATAAGACCACGATACCTGCTTGCAACATCTTGGATTTGAGACAACTGCGGAAAAAACTCATCAGCCACTTCTTTTGTAAGTTTAGAGCCTTTTCCCATTTTTGCTTCAGTTAACAAAGACAAAAACTCTTCCGGTTTTTGACCTACAGCTCGAAGCTTGTTGTAAACAAAGTCATTCAGTACAGGCTTAAACGTGCGCTCCCATTCGGAACCCGCCACCTTTTTTATTACCTCCAACGCCTCGCCGCCGCGCTCCCCGAGAAGATTCAGAACAACCTCAGGGCTTCCTGCTCCTTCGCCAACATCCCTCATAAGCTTAGAGATAATAGCACCCTTGAACCTAGTTATGCCTTCGCGATATGAAGCACTTTGAGCTTTAAATGCATCTTTAAACACAGGGTCTGTATTAAGACCTTCCTCCATTACTTTTTCAATACGTTCAAGTTCTTGAAAATCTTCGTAATCAGCCTGTTGAACCTTTTTGTCAAAATCTATTTTCTTAAATATTTTTGTTCTCTGTTCTTTTAAATCTTTAAGCGTAAAGGTTTCAATAATTTGATCACCATTATCGTCCTTAACTGGTTTTCCGTCTTTATCAACTTTTGGAACATCAACAGATATTGATTTAAGTTTAGGCTCTAAAAGATCATATCCTTTTTCTTGATCAGCTTTAAATTTTGTAAGAAGATAATTTGAATAACTTCCAGTAGTTTTTCCAACTCCAAACTGCGTAACAGGCTCTCCAAGTCCAAACTGAGGATCAAATCCGTTTTCAATGTCGTCAATTTGCTTTCGCTTGTAAGCAATATCGTTGTCGATCCTTTCAATTGAAACGGGGTCGTTTACAGAAATCGATTTTCTCTGTTCGTTTAAACTTCGTATTTCATCAAACAAATATTGAGAATTAAGTTGTAGTTCTCCTTCAGCCCTAAGAGCGGCACCAAGAAGATCTGCATTTTTTCCAACAAAAGCTTCACTTGCTTTTTTCTTTGCATCTCCGATCAATTGTTCGGCATTCAACACAATTCCGCTGACAAGGTTTTGGTCTATATTTTTTGTTTCTGTTACACTCTCAAGAGCTTTAACAATTTGCTGAGTAAGCTCATCTCCGCTTAGTCCGTTTGCGTTTCCAGTCCTGATAGAATTTTGAAGGAAATCGGTGATGTTTCCCTGCCAAGCGCGAATGTCCTCTGGACGACTACCAGACCTTTGGGGGGAATAAAGAGTGTTGGCCAATTGCTCTGCCATTGCTGGATCGATTCCTCCTCCGGGTCCAATTTCTCTTCGAATAAAATCTGCTCTTTCTTGTAAAAACTGTTGAGTGTACGGCCTTTCAAGCTCTCCAGCAAAACGGATCAAAAACCCTTCTGTTTTTCCAGATGACCTCAACGCCGCGCTGACGGCTCTTCCTCCAAATGAAAAAGTAGGAAGTAAAAGCCCTCCAAGCGCCGCTTGTTTCAGCACTTCTTGCGTTTTTCCAGACTCATCTCCTAGCGTTGACGCAAAACCCTGCAGCCCTCCAGTTCCTGCTCCAGCGATGATTTCCTTGAGAGCCTGTTTCGTTCTTGTAGATTGTTGGCCTACTCCAGTTTCAGTGGTGCGAAGCCATTCTAAAAACCCAGCGCCTTCTCTTGCTTTTTTAGAACGTGAAAGAAGCGGTATCGCCTGAGATGAGGCTTCTTGAATATCAAACTCATCTGGTGAAATTGCTTGCTGTAGCAATGCGGCACCAAAACCACCAATCATTTCACCAGCAACGGACTGTCCTCCCGGTAAATACGCCGAACCAATTCCAGCAGCAAAACCGGCAATATTTCCGGCAGTCCTTCTACCCTGTCGAATCCTATAGTCTCTAAAAAGCTTCTGCTCTGCATCGGAAAGTTCGATTGCTGGCTCTGGATTGAATCCAGTGGCCTCAAGTTTCTGAAATTTTTCCGCGCTAGGGCGACCAAGGTAAAGGTCAGCTTGCTGAACTAAAAGGCTCTTTGGCTTGAAGGTATCACGACCAACAAGAGAGGCATCAGAAGCAGTTTGCTGAACCGCTTCCATAGAACCAATTTCAGGTTCGCTCGGAGTAAACCCAGCAAATGGGTCTGATTCATTAGTTATGGGTTCGCTCGGAGTAAACCCAGCAAAAGCATCCTCTTGTGCGACTGGTTGCGGCTGTTGCTGATTTTGAGCGGGTTCACTAAAAGTAACATCAGCAGCGGTCAGCGGTTGACCGGCATCCATCTGACCTTGTTGGCCGCCGCCCTGCAAAACGTATTCGTCCATAAAATTATTTTAGATTACCCTTAACTCCCTTAATGATTACAAAGTCACCAGTTTTCTTTCCTTTTGCCCTAGCTTCAGCCGTTGATTCAAATGATATTTCTGACATCGAATTCGTTCCAGACATTGCTGGAGAGTTTGTTGTTTGGTTAATTACAGGAGCGTTTGTTGAAGGCGATGGCTGAGGTTTTCCTCCAGTAACCGTCACGCCCCTCGAAGGTGCTTGAGATGTTCCGGTGGCACCACCTTCATATTTTTTGTAAATAGAATTAACCCGATCAATAGATTTAGAAATTTTTGAATCTAGTCCACTCTTGGTAATTCCGAGCTTTTCTCGAAATCCACTCAAGTCTCTTCCGAGAAAATCAGCAATATTACCTTTATCCCAAGCTCGAGAAAAACTGATAATATCAAGCTCGCCCAAAATTCGGTCAGCCTCTTGGTTTCCAACCGCATCTCTACCTTTAGGATCGTTTAGGTCTTTTGCCAAGAGTTGCGCTGTCCTAATTTTTACGGATTCATCAACGGTAGGATCATCAAGAATCTCCATTGTTTTTTCAATCGCATCTGCCGCTGACTGTTGATTTGCAACAAATGAAGCGGTTTTTCTTACAAGAGAATCGTCAAAAACGTTCAGTTTAATATCTTTCTCAGCAACAGGCTTGAGAAGGTTTTGAACGTAAGCGTCAGTTCTTTTTACACGCTGGCCTAAATCCAACTCTTGAAGTTCAAGCTTTTTAAGTTGAACTCCTTTAGTGAAATCAAATTTTTCTCGGTTAAGCTTTCTCTGCTCTTCTCCAGACAGCTTCTTTACATCAAGCTCTTCACGGTCAAGCTGAATCCTTGCTTCGTTAAAAGATTTTTGGACCTCTAGCCTTGCTTTTGCAATTTCAGCGTCACTTGCATTGTTGGCGATCAACGCCTTCAACTTGTCCCTAGAAAGATCAAGATTTGTGAGAATGGAAGTTGTCTGGGCCGTTGTTTTCGCAATGTTAGCCTTCCTCTGCTCTTCAGCGCGTTGATTTAAGAGCGGAACGTCAACATCAAGCTTTCCGTTGGCGTCTCTTTTGATTGCTCCCAACTTAATTGCTTCGTTGAGTGTCGATGCAGCTATTGCGTCAGCTTGCGCTTCGGCGCGACTGGTTGCCTTTAGCAGCTTTGCCCGAGCAGAATACTTCTCAAGATTGTTGAGCATCTTGTCTGCCTCAATCCGGTACGTTTTAGACTTGAACGCTGGAATGACCGGGAACTTCGCATCTGATGCAGGGTTGTCGAGAAAGTCGCCTACCTGCTTGCTCAAGTCAGAAAACGTTTTGTACTCCTCAACCTGCGCCTGACGCTCACCAATGGCACTGGCAAGTTCGCTTTCCCGAATCTTGTTCTGAAGCTCCATGCCCTGACGTTGCAGCACAGACTCAGCAGTCTGCTGCTGAAACTGCTCCATCATCCGCGCCTGCGTCTGCGCGCGGTCGAACAGATTTGCACCTAGCTGAAATGCTTGAAGAGATTGGTCGGCCATAAGATTAGCGTCCGTAGTTTGAAGAGCCGTACTCCGGGAATAGACTCGTAGAAAGCGGTGTGATATCCGACCTCGTTGGAGTCGGCGCATAAAGATTCGGATAAATCTCAGGATCGTTCTGAGGATTGTACGATGGTGACAGCCCACGTTGGCCAGCCATCAACCCCTGATACATTCCGTACTGCGACAGCGCGCCACCGGCAACACCGCCAAAGTTGGTAAGCGCAGTCTGCGCCGCCTGCTGCATCGGCGACGGAGCAGCAGCCACCTGAGCGGCAGTCAAATCACGCCCGTACATTCTGGCCTGCTGTTCTTGAATCGCGCCGATCCGTTGAGCGGGTGTGATGAACATGCTGCTCACTGAGAACGGTTGAGCCATGCCAAACGTGCGCTGCTGCTGGATAAAGTTCTGAGCCTGAGCAAGACCCTGATTCTGAATCTGCATCGCTGTCAGACCAAAGTCGCGAGCGAGCAAATTTGTTCGAATGCCTGACGCATCTTTAAACCCTCCACCAACCGCCCGACCAGCGACAGCTCGTTGAAGCTGCGATTGAACATCTTGATCAACCTCGCCACGCAATCTTGAGCCAATAGTCTTTCCAGCCTGTTGAATCAACTGGTCATAGCCAGGAATCGCACGGCGAAGCTGAGTTTCAAGCAATGACTGTTCGGCGGATGTCGTCTTCTCGGCCAGTTTGGTGGCAGGCTCAAGCGCGGCAATGTTTTGCCGGATAGCGTTGGTCTGTTCCTGCTCGAAGTTGATCGGCTTCAGCTCAGGCACCTTCGGCTTGCGTCCGCCGAAAAGCCCACCGAGCAAGCTCCCAACGCCGGAGATTGCCGCTCCGCCCAAAATTGCCGTTCCCGGATCGATCATAAATTATCCTTTAGGTTCAGAACCATTGCGAAAATCCACCGCCGTTCAATCCGACTCCGACCATTCGGATGGTTGCCACAGCGTCGCCCAAATACTGCATCGTCTGCTCCTGCACAGCTTGAACAGCTTTGGCTTCGTAGGCC